GGTTGGAAAGTCCTTCACCATCAACAAGGAGGTGTGGGCAAAGGCTTCTACAGATGCTATGAAAAATCATCAAGATCCTGCCATTCTCATTGTTCTTGGTGAGGGAGCTTACAAGACTAGGCTTGCCGTGGTAGAGTTGTCCTTATTAGAACAACTGATAGATAATGAAAATTTGAGACAGGATTCAGAATGAGACTAAAGGCAAACATTAAACAATCTTACAGAAATTCCCCTTTCGATGTTTTTATTGAAGATATGGACAGGCCAGACGTGTTGTTCAAGCCATACGAGATTGAGGGTTTTCGTTCATGGTTTAAGTCCGACTTCTTGTGGATTGCAAAAGCCAGAGCCAAGTCAAGAATGAAAAAGATGTATAAAGCTAACAAGTTTGTTGCATATGCCCATGAGGTTATTCTGGAAGATAAGGAATAAGGTATACTGATATAATGGAAACACAAACAGAAAACAGAACAACATTAGAGATGGTAAACGGTCTTGCAGATATTGCAGACTTTATGGAAGACGAAGAGCTAACAACAGCACTTGTAATGATTGCTAAGTTGATTACTCGTCCAGACATTCCTCTTAATGTTGCTACAGTTGAGATTGTTCGGTTACAGGCTATTGCCGCTAAAATGGCATTCAAGGCTACTTGGATGACCAACGTAGATAAAGGAGATCGAGCGAAGAAGAATATGTACTACACTGCTGCTGAGGCTGTTAACAACCTCGTTGCCGCTTTGAAGTACATCACTCGCTAGGGTATATTATGAGTAAAAATTTATTAAATTCAATTATGATTCGGGAACCAAAAGCTGAGCCACATCCATTAGATGTTGCAGCGCTGATCGAAAAGGTAGAGACTGGATATACAAACAGTAGAATTCCAGCAGACCCAGAAAAGATTACACAGAAGAAGAGCTTTGCTCCATCAACAATTGCTTATGGCCATGGAGAGTGTGCTCGTTACTGGGTACTAGCCTTTAATGGTGGAAAGTTTGAAGATAAAGCAGACGCTTTTGCTGTTGCCAATATGACCAATGGAACACTGTCTCACGGTCGCATTCAAAAGGCAATGGAAGACTCGGGAATCCTGATTGACTCCGAGTTTAAAATTATTAACAATGACCCACCCATCTTTGGTTACGGAGACGTAATGCTAGATTGGCAGGGAGAGCCCCTACTTGGTGAGATTAAGACCGCCATGAGTGAAGGCTTTGAGTATCGTAAGCGAACTAATGTAGGTAAGAGCGGTCACTTGATTCAGTTGCTTATTTACATGAAGATCCTACAAAAGAAGAAAGCTGTTCTCATCTATGAGAATAAGAATAACTATGAGTTGCTGGTTATTCCTGTAGAGATCAACGACTACTATATTTCATGGGTAAACCAGGCTTTTGACTGGATGAGAGAAGTTCGTAAGGCATATACTAACAAGCAATTGCCTGAGAAAGTTTATCGATCCAATGCAAAAATCTGTAAATCATGCCCCCTTAGCAAGGTATGTGCAGACGCTGGCACTGGTGACATAAAAATTAAATCACTGGAGCCTTTAAATGAAAAACTGCCGTTGGTGTGATGATTCTTTTATCCCTCGGGTATCCTATCAGATCTATTGTTCTGATGGGTGCCGAGAGGGTGCAACTAAAGAAAAGATTTCACAGCGTTATGCAATATCTAGGCGTAACAAGCTCATAGGTAAAACTAGGTCTTGTCGCTCATGTCAGAAGCCTCTTTCAGCCTACAACGATGGTCACATATGTGCATCCTGTATCGTAGATCCTAAAGATGTCCAGAAGACACTGAAACAAATCAAAGGACTTGCTAATGGCAAACCTCAATTTGACTAAGCCCAAGACCATCTGTGCCATTGACGCTAGCACTACCAGCCTTGCATTTGCAATTTTTGAAGACAAGTCTCTCATTGCTTGTGGAAAAATTAGGTTTGACGGTAAGACAAACTATGAGAAGGTGGCTGACTCTTGTCGTAAGACTAAGGCCTTCTTTGAAGCCTACGGAGATTTTGATGCCGTTGTAATTGAACATACGATATTTATAAATAGCCCTAAGACAGCCGCTGATCTTGCCCTTGTGCAAGGGGCTATGCTTGGGGCTATGTCGTTAGCTGGGGCAAAATTAATTAAGTCTATTAATCCTATTGCATGGCAAACCTTTATAGGCAATGGCAGACTGACAACACCAGAAAAGCAATTGCTTAGGGCCGATGTTCCAGGTCGCTCCGATGCGTGGTATAAGACCAAAGAACGAGAGTTCCGTAAGCAGAGGACGATCAAGTTTGTCAATACTTATTATGATAAAAGCCTTAGTGATAATGACATAACAGATGCTGTTGGTGTCGGACACTATGCCATTCATAATTGGGACAAACTAGCTTGACAGAAGGATAACATGGCTGCTAAACTATATCAAAGCGAGGCATGGCTTCGCAAAAGATACCATCTAGATCGAAAAACACCAGAACAGATTGCACTTGAGTGTGGAACTTCTGTTGAAACAATTTATGTATACCTAGCAAAGTTTGGGTTAAGGAAGTCAAAAAGATGAAGAACAAAGCAAGACACGCTACAAAGAAAAAAACAAACAAAAAAATTGTAGCTCTTGCTATCCTTTCTTTTTTTACCATAGGCTTGCAACCATTAGTCTTTTCTTCAATGGAGGCCAAAGCAGCTGATAGCCCAATAGACTTGGGAAGATCTCATGAATTTTCTGTGTTTTCTCATACGGCTATTACTGGTGCAGGAACGTCAACAATATCTGGAAGAATTGGAACTACATCATCAAACAGTGGTGTAGCCAACGATATTGAGGCAGCATATACTGTTGCTAAGGGAAAACCCTACACATCCCTGATCTCGGGGGACTTAGGAGGAAGAACGCTTCATGGAGGGGTGTTTCATTCAATTGCTGCAGTTGCAAACACAGGCACTCTAACGCTCGATGCTATGGGAAATTCAGATGCAGTCTTTATTTTTCAGGTAAATGCTGCTCTTAATACTGCCGCTGGAAGCTCTATTGTTTTGTCTAACGGGGCAAAGTTTTCGAACGTGTTCTGGCAAGTTTCTGGTGCAACAACTCTCGGTGCCAATTCACATTTTTATGGAACAGTTCTTTCTAAAGGAGGCATAACGGTAGGGGCAGAAACCTTCGTAACAGGTAGAGCGCTCGCTTACCAGGCTGCTATAACTTTATCTAGGGATACGTTTAATGGTGTCCTTGCGAATAATCCAGTACCATCAGCACCTAGCACTACACCTAGCACTACACCTAGCACTACGCCTAGCACTACGCCTAGAACTACACCTAGCACTACGCCTACAGGTACAAAAACTCCTGTAAGACCTCAGCCCACCAGCTCACAAGGAGCGATTGTCACTAACGGAACCGTGGGTAAGTCTGGATCTAACGGAATCTCTGGAATGGCTGGTGCTGATGGGAAAAACATATATAGCTCAGATTCTGAAACAGATGGTGATACTCTAAAAACTTACGACGGTAAAGACTCCCTGTCTACAATTGTAGAGATTCCAAATGGCACTAGCGTAACCATCATTGTTGGAGATGCCCTCACCTCTGAACCAGGAACAAGCAGCCCTGCATCAGACTTATGGATCTTTGATTTGCTTCACGTTTTTCTTTTAGCTCTTATTGCTCTAATGCTTATTACAATAATTATTCTTGCTTCTGTAGTTCTTGGAAGCGCAACTAACAAAGGAAAAGGTAAAAAACGATGAATACAAGTGGACAAGGCTCTGAGTTTGGAAGAAGAACAGCAGACGCTTTCAACAGGGAAGAGTTTAATAAGGCTTTGATCAATAAGAGCCTTAGAGATGAACATGCTACCCTGTTTAACCTAGAAGTTGACGAGGTAGTTGTTGACGGCCCGACGCCTAAGTTAGATGTAGATGACATGGTAAATCATCCATCACACTACAACTCCCATCCCTCTGGGGTAGAGTGTATTGAGATTATCCGTCATCATAACAACGATATAGGTATGGCTATAAAGTATCTTTGGCGTAACGGACTAAAGAGAGAAGAAGGCATGAGCAAGAAGGAGAAGCAGATTGAAGACATTAACAAGGCTATCTTTTTTCTTAAAGATGAAATCTATCGTTTGGAG